CGGCCCCAGCACCTACGATAACAGATATGAAGGCACTTTGAGCATTAGTTGGTTCGGGAAGAGCCATAAACCATTCAGTTGTTCTATAGAACATAACACCATAAAGAGTGATTAACATACGAGGCCAAATGCGCCATTTGTCTATTTGGGAAGATGAAATACTGTTGTACCATGTTACAGGTGCTGGAGCTTCTTCTGCTTCTGCATCTTCAACTACGACTACTTTCGCCATTTTTAATCTCCTCTATCTGTTCTCTATTGTCTGCTATGTTATTTCTATTATTTATAGGAGTATGGTCAAAAATTATCTTTTCTATTTTAAGAAATTCTATACGTTCATTTGGCACATATCTCCACACATAATCACCACCAAACTCACCATGACTTTTTTGAATACCAAACACAGTTTGTGCTATGCCTATTTTAACAATAAGAGCCCGTTCTCCATCTATAAGAACCTTGTCACCCTCTTGAAATTGTTTATTCATAGAAAATGCAATACCCTTACTTAATTTGGTTGCAAAATCTTTTATCATAAAACCTATGATAACGATCATCACCATACCAATGTAAGGTAGAAGAAATTCTGTTATTTCCATTGCAGCTGCATTTGGTGTTGGTATATCCATTTATTTACTTCTCTGTTTTGCCATTTCTTCTTTTTCTTCTTCTATATGTTCGATTAACAATCCTACATATATTTCCCTCTCCCAAGGCATCATATTTTCTAATTCTGTCAAACTCCACTTGTGATATTGTACCATAGCAAAAGTAGTTTTGTAATAATTAACTACTGAATCATGAGAGAGGGCTAGTCGAAAAAACTTTGAATACCCTCAATAACTACTTCACCTTTCTTTTTAGTTTTAGGGTTTGTTACTTCTACAGAATGTTGAACTTTTGGCATGGTTTCAAAAAAACCACCCACTTTTTCAAATTGCTCTCCTGTCAAACTATCAATAAATTCTTCTAACTCTTTATCAGATATATCAACTCTGTTATACACTTTTTTATCATCATGAATTTCATGAACACATCTTCTAATCATTGAAAAAACATCTTCAACATTATTTACATCTGCACTCATATCTGTCATATCATTTAGTGTTGGATATCTCATAACCATTTTTATGTTATCTGTAATATCAATTTCATTAGTGTGACCAACTTTCATGTTCACGCCAATTTCTTCTAGATTGACACTTTTGTTTACTCTTGTCTCATTATCATCTGGACACAACAAACTTAAATCAATTTTTTCACCTACAGATTTTCCTCGTATTCTTAAAAATAAAAATTCTACATCAAAAATAGGAATTTTAAATGGGTCTACTTTTGAAAAGGTACAGTTACTAATAAGTCCTGCTAGTGCTTCTTTTACCTGTTTATCATCATTAGATTCAGAAGCCATCATAAGTGTTTTTTGTTCTTTGACCAAGAAGGGTCTATATTTAATCGTTTCGCCAGTTGATGGTTGTTCAAGTTCATAAACTGGCGTTTCAAGTTTAGGTAACGCCATAAAATTTCATCCTTTATTATAATCTATTCAGTATTCTAGGAATATTCCTAGATATATTCCTCTCTGCTGTATTAATCACAGTTTCAAGAGCTCTATCAAAAATATTAGTGCCTGGGTTTTGGTTTTGATCTAAACTAGTCCAATATCTGAAACTAAAATTTACAGGTGTCAACATCAATGTATCGTTGGCATCATATGCTAACGAATTTGGGCCTATAGTCTTTGGAAAAACTTCCCATAGTTTGATACCATATCTTCTTTGGTCTTGTTTATCTAAAACATAAATTTGTATCTCACCAATATAGTCATTATAGTATCCAATATTCCAAGTTGTTTCATTGAACGCTTGTCTTTGCCAATTCTCAAAAAATACTCTTTCTGATAATTGTGAACTTGCCTGAAAATCTATAGATATTTCTTCTGCATAAGTAACACCCTCTACAACTTCTCTCTCTGGGCCATATATGTTGGTATCATTAGATGTTGCTAAGTTTCTGCCTGGCAAATTAACACTTTGGGCTCGTAAAGATATGTTTCTTGTATCACCTTGTCTTTCCAAACCAGAAAATATATTAGTTTGGTTTCCACCACCAAGTTTGGCAGGAGGTAAAATTAAAACTTCATATCTATTTGGTTGTGCATATCCATTATTATCGTGAAATCCAGAAAGAATATCGTTCAGAATACCAAAGGCCGCACCTTCTAAAAATTTAGGAATTTCAGCCATTATACCATACTCCTAGAGTCAGACCATACTTCTTTTGCAGTTGCTTTCTTGAATCTCTGCACTGGTAAAAGAGTTGCGATAGTAAATTCATCTGCATCTATTCTACGAAACTGTGACTGTACTTGACCAGCTAGATATTTGTGTATGGTTGGTTTTATTAATCTTATCTTCTTTAATCTACTATAATCAACAACTAATCGTGTACTTTCATCAAACTGTGTGTTATTAGAATAGTCTACTAATCTATCAAGTAATTTTATTCGTAAGGGAATTGGAAGGTAGTGTAAATTTAAACCTAAAAATCCATCACTATATGTTTCTAAAGGCAACACTAAAGGAAAGGTATCATAGTAAGGCAACTGTTTCTTAAATTTTGGATTGTAGAAAAACATATTCAATTTACCATAAAATGGTTTATTGTTTCTCTTACCATCACGAATCAAGTCCAGAGCTGCAGGCTTACCAAACTCTTTGATCTTTTCTCTATACCATTGAGTAGATTTTGGTCTACCTTTAGCATCATCTAAAACGCTTTGAATATATTTACTCTGTGCCATATTAGTATTTATACATATTATTAATGATACATAGTAATTTTGAATTTCTAAAAACGTATGCCTAAATCATCTTCCGTAAGTATCTTAAATTGCATATCGTTAGCTTCACACCACTTAGTTGCATACTTCCATTTTGCTTCATTTATACTCCAAGTTTTAACTTCATTTATGAATCTTTTAGTTTTTCGGGTTACAGGTTTTGGTGGTTTAGTTTGTTTTTTAGGTTTGACCTCTATAATAAACTTTTTTAGTGTTCCATTTGATTGTTTGGCTTTAATATAGAAGTCTGGAAAATATCTATGCACCTTACCATCCCAAGGAGATAAATAGGGTATAATGATTTCTTCAGAGCCCCATTCTATAATTTTGTTATTGGTATCACAATATACCATAAACTTTCGCTCCCATGAAGAACGATAGATTATGTTAGATGGATTCCCTGTATATTTTCGGGGATTGTGTGGAGTATATTTACCTTTATATGTTTTCATGTATAAATACTTATAACAGTTTACAAGGACACTTAGAATGCCAGTATTAACAGGAATTACAGGTGCAGTTCGAGCAAATATTGCTGGTTTTGCTAATAAAGCAGTTAGAGCTGGTACTAATGAAATTAGAAATATTGCTGGTCTAAACATAGAAGGTAATAACTCCACTCTTGGTTCTATATTTGGTGCAAATCAAGGAACGTCCAGTAACATCTTAACATATCCCATAAATGTAGACAGTGACCCACAACAAGGTCATTATATTATGTTTATGATTAATGAAAGAATTCCAGGCAAGGTTGCAAAAAATAAAAATGCAAAAGGTTTGTCAGAAGCACAAAAAAAAGTAATTGCCGAACAAAATGTAGCTCTTGAGGACTCAGAAGATTGGGAACCTAACATCGAAGACCTGCCTAAAGGAGGTGTTGGTTCTGCTGGTGGTAAACTAAATCGTTCAATTGTGATGGAAAAACTTCCTACTCAAAGACTTAAAACAACTATTGCATTGTATATGCCTCCTTCTGTATCAGTAACCTATAATGTAAAATATGGTGATCAGGAGATTGGTGCTCTTGCAATGGCCGGCTCTGCTGCGATTGATGCATTTAAAGGTGCTGGTGATGGTACTGCAACTAAATTAAAAGCAGCGCTTCAGGCTGCAACTGGTGATGCTGCTAAAGAAGGATTAACAAATATGTTAAATGCTTCTATAGACACGATTGCGCCAGGCGCCCAAGCTTTATCACAACTTGCAAGTGGAAGTGTCGTAACACCAAGAATGGAGATGATGTTTGAGGGTGTTGGAAGAAGAAACTTTCAATATACATTTGCATTTTTACCTAAAAGTGTTCAAGAAGCAAAATTAGTAGAAGATATTATAT